TCTTCTCTACGTTTCATTTTTATTTCTCCTAAAATATCCTATGCAAAGGCTTATTCCCTTGCACCTATATTTATTTATAACAGTTTTCCGGAGTTTCTTGTATAAAAAGAAAAACCGGAGAATTAACTCCGGTTTCAAAATATTTTTATTATTAGATGCTTGCCAAGAATTCCTTGAAAGCCTTAATAATTTCCTTAGAACCACCGTTATCGACAGCCTTATTGAACTTCTTCTGTGCTTCGAATACCTTTTCACGCTGTTCAATATAAAGGCCCGTAGCCTCATTCAGAACCCACTTAGAAACATACTGTACAGATTCATACATCGGGTCAGTATAAGCGACCTGGGCAGACGGCATGTACACAGAATCGATGGTTACGAGTGAATAGTCTTCAGCGACCATATTTCCTTCAGTAAGGTTTCCAGTACCGCGAGACGAAACACCCATACGAACACCGTCGTTCAAAAGGGATTCAAGAATCTTACCGTTAGGAGTATGCAAAACCTTTGCCTTACCCATAGCGAGATTACCGTCCATCTTAAGTTCGGTAATCATGATAGCAGATTCCTTCGGGTTAATTTCGATAGTATCTGGGTGGTTAAGTTCACCAAGAGCTTCGCGAGATTCGATAAGCTTCTGGAACTTGTTAACTTCGCGTTCGATGATAGAACGGGAATAAGTACGACCGTTACGGTTTACTTCTTCTGCCATCATGAACGGACCTGAAATATACATTGTCTTTGTATTATTTCCTGCATCTTCCATAAGCATTTTAGCTTCGGCGCAGGCTTCTTCGCACAATAATTTCTTTGCTTCCATTGTAAAAATCCTTTTAATGTTTTATATATTTATAACATTTATCCAGATTTTTAGAAAAAATAAAACCCGGAAGTTAATCCGGGCTTATTTTTAATTCATTTTAAGCTTAGCGAACAAAACGATTCATGTCGCGAATATTGTCTGCCTTTGCTGCACGGAAGTAAATATCCATCGGGTCAATTTCTTCCATAGGCTGTTCGAGAGAATTTTCGGCACAGTCACTGCAAACAAAGTTTCCATCTTCGTCATATTCACCGTCGCAAGATTCTCTTCCGCAGATTGCGCAAACTTCGCATTCGCCTTCTTCTGTGTAGTAATCGGAATCATCGAAAGCAATACCGAAACCAGTTGCGTCATCTTCATATTCCATTCCGCTTTCGTTAATGATAGAATAACCTGCAGACTTAAGTGTCTTCAATGCTTCCTTAATTTCTTTGTCCTTCTTCTTTGCCCAGAACGGAACAAACTTAGACTTCTTATCCTTCTTGCCCTTCTTGCCCTTCTTAGACTTCTTCTTACCGCCACCACAACAAGATTCATTGAAATCTGTATCGTAACCGGCATCAATATTTTCTTCAGGATCTGTGAATTCTATATCAGTTTCTTCACTGGATGAACCTTCAACAAGTTTATAATAAGTATTGTTACCCGAATCATAAGAGCCGTTATTAATCAATTCATCAGCAGCTTCCTGTCCGAGTTCGGCAACCAGTTCATCATAAGTATATGTCAATGTTTCAGACGGTAACTCAGTATCGAAATCCGGGAAACCACCATCTTCATTATAATATACGTCAATTTGATATCTTTCTTCGTTTGTTCCTTCAAGGTCGACATCAACAAATAAATCTTCTGCATCGAGCGCTTCAGATTCACGAATATAATTCTTTTTAAAACGTTTAAATGACTTTTTAATGTCCATAATAAAACTCCTTAATACTTTATATTATTTATAATTATCTATAAATATTATATGAATTTCAAAGAATATATGAATATGATTGAAGGCCGTAGGGTTGATGAAGCTACTATGTCACTTCAAGATATGCTAGATAATTTTAGAAAGGTTTTTCCTTATTCCGACAAAGAAGCACATGTCGCAAATTTCCACGTCGAAGGAAAAGATAAAGATACTATGAAATGTACAGGCATCGTCGTTTCTGAAAGCGATCCGAGTAAAAGATACCAAGTGACTGCTATGTTTCACCGTGACGACATTGAACAACCGTTCTCGATTATGAATATCGGTAAAGTAAACTGTACATGCAATGCTTACAGATACAATGTCAGCCACCCAAATTTTAAAAATACTACTCAGGCAGAACCTATTCAAAGCTTTAGCCATATTCCGAATAAGGTTCGTAACCCGAAAAAAGAAAGTACGGTATGTAAACACCTGTACTCTTTCCTTATTTTCCTATATAACAAAGGCTATATCAAGAACAACTAAAATAAACCGGAACTTAATTCCGGCTTATTTTTATTTACTGATATATAAAACATATTCTTTATTATTACTGAAATGTGACTTATTATCGACGGTTTCAACAATAAAATCTTTATATTTTTCAGTCTTATCAGCTATAAATAAATATTCATGACAATCAAAATTTTTCATACATAAATCAATCCAATCGTCACATGACATATTAATTTCTTTATCATTCCATATTTCTTTTAAATTGTATGGCGGGCATGTAAATAATGAATAATATACTCCATGTGAATCAAATATATTCTTACATGTTACCGTAGCATCCAAATTTAATGCTTTAATAATCTTATTACTTTCGTCTACATGTTTCTGGTTAATATCCTGACCTATATATTTTATTCCTAACGAACATGTACCAAGCATTCTGCCGCTAAAACCGCTAAACGGATCAAATACCTGTTTATCAGAATCAAATTTCATATATGTTTCAATCAAATGCTTGGCCAGCATAGGATTAAATACTGAAACCTTGGGTGCAATTTTCGAAACATTGAAACCATCTACAATACATTGAGAACTAAGTCGAGAACTGTAGATCATCCTGTTACGGACTGTCTTTTCTAATAATTCTTTATTACTCCAACATTCTACAGGACTGATATTATTGCCAACCCGTGCCTCCCAGATACTTTCATGAAAATTACGGATAATACTAGAACCTACATATGAATTCTTGTTCCATTTCCATTCCTGTAAATGTTTCCAGTCTTTTTCAATACGTTCAATCGAATATTTCGGATATGGAAATTCTTTAGGCAAGTCGCTAATAATCGATTTAACCCATTCCTCATAGTCCATATCATATACTTTAGTAATTTCATCAAAACATTTTTCAATATTAGTATCGTCACATACGATATATTTCACGTTTTCCGGAACTTTACTAAATCGTTCACAATCATTTTCTCCACGAACATGTTTACCGTTACTGTCTTCTGATAAACCATGATAATAGATTCCATCAATTTCAATTAATAACTTCAATTCGTTATCATTAAAAACAGCAAAATCAAAAGACTTACCGTTAAGTTCATATCCGTATTCGAACACGAATTTACGATTTTTAAGAAATTCATAAACTTTCTTTTCCGGCGTTGTCATTTTTGACCTATAAGATAAAGCTTTCTGCTTAACTCCTGGAATTTGCATCGGTGACGTAATATCAATATTATACTTCGCATTCCATGTTTTACGAGACTGCATTTTGTTATTATAATACTTATCGCCGTATTTTAATTCTTTTGTCGCATAAGTCTGTTCCATATTATTGTACGTTTCAGAACCGTGATTTGCAAGCTTCGTAGCTTTAATCTTCTTTATGGATTCTACAGAACCACCTGCATTCTTTACACCATATTCTTTAAAGTTTGTCTGTTCTGATTTTTCTTTAAAATCCTGACTCTGCATATAGTTTTTAGAACCATATTTTTTATTACAAGTCTGTTCACGTTTTTCCTTAACCGAATCCAATTGCGTCGTTACTTTCCAAAAACATCTACGAGAACAAAACTCACGATAACCATGTTCAAGATTCCAATACTTAGTTTCTGTACCGCAACATTTACATTTGCCTTCGTCTGCAGTTTTAAACCACTTATCATAATAAGTCTTAGGTTCCATCTTATGAACCATTTTAGCATGACGTGTCACGCAATCGATTTTACTGAATTCCTGACCGCATTCTTTACATTTAAGTTTATCTTCCATACTCAGCACCTAGCACGTTATTTATAAAATAAAATATAATAAAAAATGCAGGTTTCGTCAACCTGCATTTTTAAAATGTTACTTCAATTACCAGATTACCAAACGAGTTCTTCCGGAGCCTGAGCGAACAGACCGTTGAACTTGAGGAGACGGTAGTAGTTTTCAGCACCAAGCATGTTATGAGCGAAGCCATAACGGGTCATGATACCGACGCGAGGACTGAAGTCATTCGGGTCGATAGCCTGGTTGACAACACCAGTAACGTACGGGCAGAAGATAACACCTGCATCATAGAGGCTAGAGCCCTTGAATGCAAGAAGAACTTCACCGTTGTCGTTTGCACCGAATTCGTCAACAGCGTACTGGTCACAGAAGACCTTAACAACACCATTCAAAGTACCCATTTCCGGAGTAACAGCAGAGCCGTTAACTTCGTGAGCAACCTTGGTGAACCACGGGTTAGCGCACTGGAGAACCGTAGCAACGTCCGGAGAGACGACTGCAAGGTTAGCAGCACCACGACGAGTAGCAGTACGAACGTCATTAACACCCTTCATGATATGCGTGATAATCATGCCGAAACGTTCCTGAGAGTTCTGACCAATGAAACCATCGTTGTTAGCGAGAGTGGTCTGAGACTTGTTGAAGACACGCGGAGTGCAGAGAGACTTACAACGACCGATAGTTTCACGGTCCATTTCAGCGGTCATTTCTGCCTGAAGCACGTTAATCATTTCCGTCATCATTTCGATACCCTGCATAGCCTTAATATCAGCAGCAGATTCGAGAGAGAAGGAAGCAGCGAGCTTACGAGTCTTAGCAACGATAGACTGACGGCTGAGCATAAGGCCGATTTCCGGCATCTTACGGCTTACAGACGGGTCATCAGAACCAAACGTCGGGCCAGTGATCTTCCAACCTTCTGCAGACTGAGTATCAACACCAGTACCTGCATCCCATTCACCGTCACCGTTAGCGGTAGAGCCAGTGAAACCAGAGAAGCGCGGAACAGCCTTCCATGCAGCTTCAACGAGTTCGTTCGGGTTATTGGTCTTGTAAATGTAACGGAGGGCGAATGCCAAGCCAACCGGACCAGTCAACGGCTGAACACCAACGAGGACGTTAGCGAAAAGCTGCGGGAACACACGGCGGACGAGAGCAAGAGAAATCGGAGCGAAAACACCCTTAGCGTCACCACCATGAGGAATACCCTGGTCGAGACCGAGCGGAGCACCGACACCCTGAGTGAAGTCTTCGGTCAACAGTTCAGTACCGAGGTTCTTGGTCTGCTGGTTTTCAAGAAGACGTGCAGTATTATAACGGACAAGGTTGTCCTTGATGCCAGCGACTGAGAGGCCCTTCGGAGCCTGGCTCCAACGGTCCATCATACCGGCCTGAGATTTCGTAATTTTCATTTATTAATTCTCCTATAATTAATTTTTTCGAACTTTCATTCAAATTCTATATTTTATTTATAAACGACTTTTTGAATTTTTCGTTTTTTTGTAATTAGTCGTCCAAAAGGTTTGCAGAACCGAGCAACATGCGTTCGCGAGCGCTCATTTCAGGCTTCTTGGAGACACGTTTTTCGTTAAGCGGGTCGTTCGTACGATCTTCGACATAGCTTGTCTTGCGAACAGGACGTTCGCGATGTTCGAAGAGACGGTCCTTTTCGTAACGCATTGCGGCGACAGAATCGGTCTGTTCCTGAATCATCTCGATGTACGCATCAATATCTTTCTTGGTTTCGTTAAGGCTCTTTTCCTTGAAGAACTTCTTAACCTTGACACGCTGAGCGGCAGTGAGGTCGGAAGTCTTTTCGGAAATCAAAGAACGCTTGCCTGTGCTTTCGACAAGTTCAGCGAGACGCATGTTTTCATCAAGCTGCTTCTTGAGAGATTCTTCAAGGTGAGTATTTTCAGCCTTGAGTTCGCGAATCTTCTTGGAACCGCTCTGGTCCATCGGGACATATTCGTCTTCGAAGAGACGCTTGATGCCTTCGATAATCGGAGCATAGGTTTCAGAAAGGGCAGTCTTCTGGATAAGAGCCGGGCTAATCTTTTCGTTGATGTTGAATTCCAAATACTTATCAAGACCGGTAATGACCTTTTCTTCAATAGCTTCAAGTTCCTTACCGTACTTTTCCTGGAATTTCTGATCGAAGTATTCGAAGATATACTGTTCAGAAGTTTCTTCAAGCTTTTTCTTGTAAGATTCGACCTTTTCATTTGCTTCCTTGCTCAAAGCTTCGCAACGTTCTGCGCAGAACTTATTGGCAATTTCTTCAATTTCAGCGGTCTTCTTTTCTACAGCTTCTTTAATCTTCTTCTGACAGAATTCTTCTGCCTTCTTAGCAACGATTTTTGTTTCTGCATCTAACTTCGCCTGTACTTTTTCGTCGACAGTTGACTCAACGATTTTCTTAACATCATTGAGCTCTTCGGCCGTAAATTTCTGAGCGAGTGTTTCAAGGATTTTATCCATTTGATTCCTCCAAATTATTATTTTTTCTATATTTTATTTATAAGATCGTTTGGGTTTTTTCTGTCATTCGATAAAAAAACCGGCCTATTACGGTCGGTTTTATTAAAGTTTTCAGCTATTACCAGCCACGACGCGGGTCACGGCGCAAGCCACGTCCCTGAGCAGTCTGCATAAGGCCTGCGATGTAAAGCAAAGTCCTTCCGAGATTCTGTGCTTCGTCTATGTGCAAGCAGATTTCATTGTATTTCGGACCTGAAACACCGTGGTCGACAAGCTTGGAAACATCTTCGAGGAACTGAGCCTTGGCAACATCAAGAGACGCAGCCTTTGCAACTCTTTCAAAATATGCGTTAGTAAGCCACTTTTCGCAGACTTCAGAAAGCTTCGTACCATCATTTGCACCGATACGTTC